CCCCGAACCAATTAAACGTAAGCATAACCAACTGCCACCATCCCAAAGCTCAAACCCGGATTAGTACACGTACCGTCCCGGTAAAAATCTCTAACGGTTTTTGTTCAGTCTATTGGCACTAAAAAAATCAGTGATGAGAGTGACTAGCTATCATTACTTACAAAACTTGCACCAATGTTTTCAATCGTTCTTAAATTGCATAGGATTTAATATATTCTACATCACAAGTTCTTTTTTCTTCGGCTTTGCAGCCTATTCGGGAGAGTAAACTTAACTCTCTTTGGAACTCCAACTGTAGACCGAACTGCCGCAGTCTTCTTCGTTCTATTTTTTACTAGGCACTATAATTATTTGTTGACAAAATACTATTAATAAGAAAGTCTAATATGTTGTTTTGTATACTATCAAATACTTGAATATTGTTGCTGTATGTGCCTTAACAAGATGCTTTATGATGAATGTCTCTTATAAATAAGAGAATCTGTTAAATAATGTTAGTATTTACAATTTTATCTTTATTTAAATCGCTGTTAGCATCTTAAGTACGGGAATCTCATCTATCCACATCCCAATAGAATATGTGCGATTTGAACGCCTCCCCATCATCCCAAATGATGTGTGCTACCATTACACCACATACTCTATAATTGCGGGGCACATACCGTGCCCCTATGTAACAATTTATTCTATTCAGTTTTTCAAATTTTTAATTAAGCGTTGACCGCATCCTTCGCAAACTTGCCCCACTTAGCCTTCGGAACAGTCTTAGCCGGTACATTTACCGTGCTACCATCCATCGGATTTCTTGCAGTGGTTGCATCTTTGTGTACACCAACCAAGGTAAGACCGTCAAAAACCTTTACTTCCTCTTCTTTAGCCATTGCGCCATAAGCCACTTCCTGAGCAGCCTCGAATACAGCCTTTACATCCTTCTGGGTATAACCCGTTGCAGTTGCTACTGCCTTTACAAATTCAGTCTTGTTCATTTTTCTTTTTCTCCTTTTAATCATTTTTTATTTTATCCCTAATAGAGTAGGGAATAAGTACATTATTATTTCACTATTTTTACACTAATGTAATTTTATTTAGTTTACGAAAAAAGATTAGATGCAATATCTGCACCAACACTATCCAACAAATCATAAGACGGATAATATGTAACGATCTCGTTACAGTCTATATCGGTGCGTACACTCTTAATTCCCTTACAATCCGGATTTTTACAACTCATCACGGAAGTGCCACCAATCCAAACCATCGGTTGATTACAGCTCTTGCAACGATGCTTCCCATTAAATGCAATACGCTGCCCTTCTAACTTCTTCTCATCAGAAGTCCTCTTGGTGATTGGCTTGCATCCAAAAGCTGCACGAAGCTCCTCGAAAGAGGTGTAGTGCTCGGTAGTATTTCTTCCTAATCTGTAATTACTCATGTCCTTGTTCTCCTAATCTATAGATTTTTTGATCAACCCCCGTATTAAGCCCGGGGGTACAGGCATTATGCATTCGAATTCCATATTTTTATACCGCATCGGTAGTAGCGGTTGAAGTACTTTGACCATACGCCATTTCTCTTCATTTACCGAAAATAACTCATATTTAATTTTGCCTAGTTTTATTGGTTTTTTAAAAGATCAGGTAAAATAACGAGTTCAAAATTATTCAGTAAATTCTTTAATTTTAAAGTAGTCGTCAAGTTTTACCAACCTTTTTTCTAAATCTTTCCCTTTATTTTCCCATTTTATATATTGGTCAAATGATATTATGCTACGCCGAGTATAGCAGTTATCGAGCATTTTATTCGCATGATTCCAACTACCATAAACTGTATTATTTTTTAATGATACGACCGGAATAGACAAAACACTACATTTTAAAACAGAATACATATCATACACATAACACCAAGAATATCCCTTTCTTATTCTGCTTCTTGATTTAAATGATTTACATTTTGTATGAATCGTCTTATAATTTTCACCAGTGTAAATTTCGGCTATTCTGGCGTTTTTAAACGCTCGATTTAGGTCAATACAATATACCGACACAGAAGTATCTCCTCGTGTTCCAAAATAATTATATCCCTCACCTCCATGAGCAATATTGTAAAAATCTAAAGAGTCTACGGCATTAAAAAAAGTAATATATTGTTTTTCAATATCACATAATTCTTCTTCTGAATAAGCAATGGCAATTATGTCTTTTACAAAGTTTTCCCTGCCGTATTTTTCAATTGCACTCTTTAGAGCTACTCCACTACCTAAATAAGATTTCCATTTACTTGTTAAATCAAAAACCTTTTTACCTATATATCTTTTTCCATTTTTTAGATTGGTAGTTATATAAATAAAACCATAAGGGTCTTTAAGTGTCATGAGGCACCCCCTTATTAAAACACTGTAGTAACGCTTGCGGATTAACAGTATATAATGTTTTAAGAAGGATAGCTTTATTATTATTTATAGTTGATTGAATCGTATGATGGTTTCTTTTTGCTCCAACAGTTATACAAAAAGCTCTGTCTATAAGCCACGACATCAACCCTATATAATTTTTTGATACATATATTTGTTGAATATCATGTATTAAATTATCAAAATCGGAACGTAATAACAAATAATTATCCGCATCATCGTCATCACTATTTACCCCTTCTGCACGAGGTTTTTGATAATTTACATATAAATCTAATGAATATTTCTGAATTAATTCTTCTACCTTTTTAGATTTTCTCTTTGTATCTTCCATCTCGTACTTTACAAAAAACTCACTCATTGATAGTGTACCGATTCTTTGTCTACTATCTTTAACTTTTATGTCAAAAATGTAATTCATCGGACAAATCAATTCAAGATTTATTCTACATTTATTAAAGTCTTTTCGTATAATGCTCCAAAAAGCCGGATATCCATTTTCCTTAATATTCATATCCTTCTTTATTCGAGCAATCTCTTCGGTTAAATCAATATCAAATCTACGCTTGGCGTTATCTATGGCAACCTGTGCAAGTACTGATAATATACATACATAATCTTTGTATTTTTGGTCTTCGAAATTATATGTATATGTTAGACATACCTGTGCCAAATTGCTTGACTCGCCAATTGCGAGCTGCGCGGCAGAAAGATTATTGTCTATAGCAGCATAATTCTCTAAAGATAAAGAGTAACTATTTTTCTCTTTAGGGATATTATTTACTATGGTAGGATAATTCTCGTAACAATATTTCGAGTAAGCAACAATGTCCGGTTGATTTGTTACATACAAGCTATCAGAATCCTGATCTGCTCCGTTATTACGATCTTGAAAGTCGGTGTTAATCATATTAATCGCAATAATTTGTTTACCGAAACGAAAATAGTAATCAAATATCTCATGATGCACATTATGTAAATGCCCCATGTTGTTCTTACTATTAAACGGCGAGCGGAACTCTGCAAGATATTCTCCGTCTGCAAAACGCTCTGTCCAGCATTGAATTGCGCCGTTTTCTGGATTAAAGGTACAATCTTTATCAATATCTATACCAACAGAATGAAGCAACATGGCATAAGGAGATCCAACGATTACTAAATTATCGGCGTTTTGAATTATCTTTCCGTTCTTAAAGTTTAGCACATATGCCTCTATAATTTTTCTTTTTCTGTCTCTAAAATATTCACTTCTCAAGAAGTCACGATTCTGCTCAACCAGTGCTATTAATACTTCATAATCATTTGAGAAGTTGGTGTTATCTCTCAAATAATCCAAGAATACATCGTCGTTTGTCTTAAGTTGCTCTATATAGTCCATGCTGCACTGAACCACTTGTGGCATAATCTCCATACCCAATGAGTTTATCATTTGATAACTCATTCTCTGTACTTCACCTAATTTACTTTGGTGTGCGGTCTTCACTATGCCGAACATGCAATTATTGGCTCTAACATAATTACTCCAATAATCATATGAAACATCAAATTTTAGCCATTTCATAGCATTGTCCGTGGTAATAAGTTTTATATTCTTTACCAATATATCATTACCAAACATGTCCTTTACTGTGGCTGTATCATAATTATCACCAAAGTAATCTTTCATAAATACTTGGATATTGGTATGGAAAGCTGCCATTTTACATAAATGATGTCTTAACAAAACATACCCTTCGCCCCAATCCGGGAAAATAGAAGAGTCAATTAATGCTTGCCCATCAAATAAAGTGTTCTTTACTTTGTAATTTTCTACCGGCACAGCTCTACAATGTTTATTCTCATCCGTTTCAACACTAATTACATTAGTATGGAAAAAAGAATCAACATCTCGTAACACAAGTATTTGCTCCGGTAAAATTTGTACTCGTCCTACAATAGAAGAAGTGATGAGAGAGGAGTAGGCTCCCATTTCAACAATAGGAGAGTTATCTTCCGGCAGCTTAATGCCCATATACAAAAACTCTCTAGCTTTGTCATAAAGCGTCTCATTAATAAACATACAAGAACCCTTTTTTGCTTTTCCCGGAGTTCTGTAAAGCATCTTGTAATG